ATATGGCCATTAACTCAAACTTCTATGTAGCACAAAACAATGCTACCTTGGACATTGTCTATCGAGACGGTAGTAGTAATCAACAACAGAAAAGTTGGCTCTGGAATGCAGATGGCACCCTAACATTCCCAGACGCAACAGTTCAAGCTACAGCCTGGACTGGTATTCCTGGACCATACGCAGATGATGAGGCAGCGGCTTTGGCAGGTGTAGCATTAGGATCTCCTTATTATAAAACTGGCACTGGTGGACAGGTTTTTGTTAGATTAACAAGCCCCACTTAAAAGTAAATATGAATAGGACATTAAAATGAATAAATTAAATAATAACTTATCTGAAATTTTAGATGTAGAACCTATTAAAGTAACAGACAATATTGTTATTGAACCTTTAAATAATATCGATGATGATGCTGAATTTGCTAGGCAAAATATTAGACATCTTATAGAAAAAGGCAATGATGCTATGGAAGGAATTTTGAATGTTGCAAAATCTTCTGACCATCCTAGAGCTTATGAAGTTGCCGCTAATATGTTGAAACATCTAACTGATATGAATAAAGATTTAATGGAAATACAAAAAAGAAAAAAAGATTTACAACCTAAAGAAACTTCGCCAACAAATGGTATAAATGTTGATAAGGCAGTTTTTGTAGGTTCAACAAAAGAATTAGTTAAACTTCTAAAGAGTAAAGAATAATGGCACTAACACAAATAAAACCAAATGCTATTGATTCAACACAAGATTTCGTATTCGATAGTATAACTATTGACGGTATCGTTTTAAGTAATAGTGGTGGTAGTCTTACTGTTACTGGAGCGCAATCAATTAATGTAAGCACTGGTTTTGATTCTGGACCACAAGCAAATGCGGCTTATGACGCTGCTAACTCAGCATCATCTTATGCTAATGCGGCATTTGCTGTTGCGAATACTGGTGGTTCAGCTACAGATTCATATGCTAGAAATACTGCTAACTCAGCATCATCTTATGCTAATGCGGCATATGGTACAGCTAACAGTGCTAGTTCTTATGCTAATGGTGCGTATGCTTCTGCTAACTCTGCTGCAAGTGCTGCTAGTTCTGCACAAGAAACTGCTGATGCTGCATCTAGTTATGCTAATTCTGCTTATAGTACAGCCAACAACAAGTTAAACACATCTGGTGGCACAGTATCAGGCGATTTAAGTATTACTGGCAATTTAACTGTTTTGGGTAATGCTACTAGTATCGCTGTTTCGACTATAAAAATAGACGATGCTTTAATTCAATTAGCAGCAAATAATGAAACTTCCGATTCTTTGGACATCGGATTCTTTGGACATTATAGTCCAGACGCAGGAGTAACCAAAAAACATACAGGTCTTTTCCGTGACGCTACGAATGGGTTATACTATTTGTTTAATAATTATGAAGATCCTAGTTTTGATACATTATCTCCAAACAACACTATTGATGTTGCTAATTCTAGTTTTAGAATAGCAAATCTTACGGCAAATATAATAACAAACACAGCCTTCATAAGAGGATATGATCCAATAAATCATACTAATTCAGCTTTTGATGCTGCAAATACTTCATATAATTACGCATCAGTTTTAGAAACAAATTTAACAATTGCTGCTGATTATGCTAATGGAGCATTCACTGCGTCTAATACTGTAGGATCATATGCTAATTCTGCATATGGTGCAGCTAATACCGCAGACCAGAAAGCTGTAAGTGCTGGTTCATATGCTAATTCAGCGTATGGTATTGCTAATACCGCCGATCAGAAAGCGACGAGTGCCGGTTCGTATGCTAATTCAAGTTTCTCATCTTCCAATACTGCTGACCAGAAAGCTGTAAGTGCAGGTAGCTATGCTAATGGAGCTTTTGCTGCTGCGAATACAGCCGATCAAAAGGCAGTTAATGTTGGTGCCTATGCCAACTCGGCATTTGATGTAGCTAACAGTTCTAGTTCGTATGCTAACTCAGCATATGGTCAAGCTAATACTGCAAATACTAATGCTGCTACTGCCGACCAAAAGGCAGTAAGTGCTGGTAGCTATGCTAATTCGGGATATAGCCAGGCTAATGTTGCCACAACTAATGCTGCGACTGCTGACCAAAAGGCAGTAAGTGCTGGAGATTATGCTAATAGTTCCTTTTCTATTGCTAATACTGCTGATACCAAAGCAACAAATTCTGCATCTTATGCTAACTCTGCTTATCTTCAAGCCAATATAGCCACAACTAATGCTGCTACTGCTGACCAGAAAGCTGTAAGTGCTGGAGTCTATGCTAATAGTGCTTACGCTTTAGCTAATACTTTTTCATCTGGTTCAATTGATAACTATGCTAGACCACATGCCAATGCAGCATATAGTGCTGCAAATACAGCAGATCAGAAAGCAGTTAGTGCTGGTAGTTATGCTAACAGTGCTTATGTTGCAGCTAATTCATCTGGATCATATGCTAATGCTGCATTTGCTGCGGCTAATAATGCTGTCGATACTTGGGTAAGAGATGCAGCTAATTCAGCATCCAGTTATGCTAATAGTGCATATGGTGCTGCAAATACTGCTGACCAAAAAGCGGTTAGTGCAGGTAGCTATGCTAATTCTGCATATGGTGCAGCTAATACCGCAGACCAGAAAGCAGTAAGTGCTGGATCATATGCTAACTCGGCTTACACTACAGCTAATTCCAAATTATCATCGTCTGGTGGTACAGTAAGTGGTGATTTAAATATTACTGGTAACTTAGTGGTTTCTGGTAATGCAACCACTATTAGTGTATCCGATTTAAGAGTAGATGATCCATTACTTCAGTTAGCATCTAATAATGAAACTTCAGATACATTAGATATTGGATTTATAGGACATTACAGTGACGATTCTGGAATAAATGAAAGACATACAGGACTTGTCCGTGACGCATCGGACGGACTTTATTATCTGTTCTATAACTATTTGGATCCAAGTTTTGATACAGCATCACCAAATAATACTATTAATGTCGCTAACTCCAGTTTTAGAATTGCTAATTTAACTGCAAACTTAATTTCTGATGTTGTTAGAGTAAGAGGATATGATCCAATAAATCATGCGAATTCTGCATTTAATGTTGCTAATTCTGGTAGTTCATATGGAAATTCTGCTTTTGACTCAGCTAATATTGCTACAACGAATGCTGCTACAGCAGACCAGAAAGCAGTAAGTGCTGGTAGCTATGCTAATTCAGGATATGCTGCCGCTAATACCGCAGACCAGAAAGCTGTAAGTGCTGGTAGCTATGCTAACGCTGCCTTCGCTGCTGCAAATAATGCTGGTTCAGGTACAGACGCTTGGGTAAGAGATGCTGCTAATGCTGCTTCCAGTTATGCCAATTCAGCTTTTGCTGTTGCTAATACTGCCGACCAGAAAGCAGTTAGTGCTGGATCATATGCTAACAGTGCTTATGGTGCAGCTAATACTGCTACAACGGATGCTGCTACTGCTGACCAGAAAGCTGTATCAGCTGGTTCTTATGCCAACTCGTCATTCACTGGAGCTAATACCGCAGACCAGAAAGCAGTAAGTGCTGGTAGCTATGCTAATTCAGGATACACTCAAGCAAACACTGCTACAACGAATGCTGCAACAGCAGACCAGAAAGCTGTAAGTGCTGGTAGCTATGCTAATTCAGGATATGCTGCCGCTAATACAGCAGACCAGAAAGCAGTAAGTGCTGGTAGCTATGCTAATTCTGCATTTGAAAGTGCTAATTCCGCGTCAACTTATGCTAATGGTGCATTTGCTTCTGCAAATACTCGACTAGCTACTACCGGTGGTACAATTTCTGGTGATTTAACGGTTTCTGGATTCACGACACTATCTGAAACAACAGAAGTTCTTACAACTTTAACCGGTGCAACAGGTACAGTAACTCATAACTTATCAACAGCAACAACTTTTTATCATACAACTCCTGCTGCAAACTGGACGGCTAACTTTACTAATGTTCCAACAACAGCAAGTCGAACAATAGTTGTTTCTATAATAGTTGTCCAAGGTGCTACTCCCTATGCTCCTACTGCTGTACAAATTGATGGTGCAGCACAAACTATAAATTGGTTTGGAGGAACAGCACCAACTGCAGCCGCAAACAAAACAGAATTTTATTCATTTACTTTACTTCGTACAGGTGGTGGATCATGGTCCGTTTTTGGATCTGAAGCTACCTTTGGATAATTATGCCTAGAATAAACTCACTTAATACTTTTGTATCGTCATCTATATTAAATCCTGTTGGAGGAGGTGCTGATCCCGAAGAAGCAAACTATGCAAGCGCTACAATGGTTTTCATTCAAGGAACAGCACCAACAGGTTGGGTTAAAGATACTAGCGATAATGATTATACATTACGATGTGTTACTGGTTCAGTTTCAAGTGGTGGTGTTTTAGGTTTTGCTACTGTCATGACAACAAGAACTTTAACAGGTAGTTTAAACATTACTGGATCAGTTGGACCTGTAACACTTAGTATATCTGACATGGGAACACATACTCATGATATAAATCCAGTAACTAACTCACCTTTTGTAGTATCTCCAACAACCAGCGTACTTGGAACAGGCACCTCAGGACTAACTAGATCTTTATCTCCTGGTTTTTCTACTGGTTCTATGGCTCCAAATCCAACTTCACCGGGCGTTGCAGCAGGCACAGCACATGCTCATCCTGAAAATTCACCCAATCTTACTAACCCTACAACTTTTGCGACTGTAGATTTAAGAGTTAAATATGTAGAAGCTATTTTAGCAACAAGGACATAAAAATGAGTTTAGTTATTCCATCAACCTCTAGAACAATCATGAAAATGACAACTCCACCTACAGGGTGGACTAAAGATACTTCTTTTAATGATTATGCATTACGTGTAACAACAGGTAGTGTAGTAAATAGAACAACTGGACACAGTTATTCGACCGTTTTTAAAAATTATACAAATATTTCTTGTTCTGGTCCAATTTCTTTTTCTGTTGGAGCTACTTCATTAAGCAATACTCAAATGCCAAACCATATTCATTTTGCTGTAACTCACCCAGCAACTCCTGTTAATAGAAGATCAGGATCATCACAACCTGCAGCGGCACTTGCTATTGCATCGTTTACTAATGTAGTAACTCAAGGACTTAGTGCTGCTCATATTCATCCAAATGGAACAGTAGCACTACAACCAGGAACATTTATAAATGAAAGTGGTACGCCAAGCTCAATTAGTTTAGAAGTAAGATATGTGGATGCTATTGTTGCGGTAAGGAATTAATTATGCCAATCTTTACATCAGGTACAAAAACCATTTTTCATCAAACATCAGCTCCAACTGGATGGACTAAAGAAACGACACTTTATAATAATCACGCACTAAAAATAATAAGTGGGTCAACAATAAATTCTGGTGGTTCGGTTGATTTTGATGTAGCTTTTACAACTACTCCTAATACGTATACAAATGTTCCGGTTACCGGTTCTACAGGTGCTCTTTCGTTAGCTCTTACTAACTTACCTGCTCATGCACACTCATTTAATCCATCAATTAGATTCCAAACGAGTGGACCAAGATCAGCCACTTCAACAAGTCCTGTTACTGCTCCTGCTATTAATAATTCTACACCAGCAACTACGCCTCAAAGTGGAGGTGGAGGAGGAAGTCATAATCATTCAATCAATATAACTGCTAGTGGTAATGTTTTTCAAGGTTCTCCAAATACAAATTTGGCGGTAAATTACATTGACGTAATTATAGCCACATTAAATTAACAATAAATACTTGACTATATAATTTTTTAGGAGAAAATAGTATGATACAAACTCATAGGTTAACCATTATACCTGCTGATGGCACAGTTGTAACCGACATTATACATAAAGCTTTCATTGAATTGGACTTTTCTCAGTGCGGAATACCTGACAATATTCACGCTTTACAATGGAATAATCCAGTTTGGCCAGATAAAAATAACTCTCATCTAATAGGATTAGAATATGGTCAAGGATCAGGGTGGATTGAATTTCGTTCCGACGAACCTAATATGAATATTACTGAGTTGCCACAATGGGCTATTAATTGTTATAATAAGTGGTTGGAAAAATACAATTCGCAACCACCTGAAACGGATGAATAATGCACGATTCTTTGACTGAAAATAATTATATCTATATTCCTAATTTTATTTCTGAAGCCTCAGCAAAAGTTATGGCTTCAAACTTTAAACATCACTGTGAAGAAAATAATCTTTCTGGTGATAATCAGGCTCCTAATTCTTATTCAGAATATAATTTTATAGACTTTTTAGAATTATTATGTGAAAAATCTCCTATTGTTAGTCAAATAATAGGAGAAACAGTTTTACCCACATATAGTTACGCTAGGGTTTATAAAGATGGTAGTGTTTTAGAAAGGCACAGAGACAGAGATGCTTGCGAAATAAGTTTGACTATACATTTAGAGGGCGACAAAGACTGGCCAATATATATCGAAACTCCGAATGGTGATGAGGTAGAATTAGTTTTAAAACCTGGTGATGCTATGCTTTATTTGGGATGTGTTGCTGATCATTGGAGAAATCAATTTTTAGGTACAGAATATATTCAGGTATTTTTACATTATGTTAGAAGTAGAGGTGATAAAAAATATGCTTATTTCGATAAAAAAAAGAATGAACCAAAAGAAGAAGAGAAAAAGATAAAAGAACCACCAAAAATAAGTAAAATTAAAAAAAATCTAGAAGATTATATAGTTGTATTAGATGATATTATTCCTAATGATCTTTGTGATAGAGTTGTAAACGAATATAAGAATAGTCCTGAATGGGATTTGGCACAAGTTGGAAACAATACTACTGATACAAATTATAGAAATGTTCATAGTTTGTTTATATCAACTTCAGAAGTAATTCTTAAAAATGAAAACATTAGAAAA